AAGAATTTTAGCACATAATAATGCTGATAAAGGTTGGAATGAAACAATGAACCCGATGACAATTTTAACTGCGGATGAAAGAAAACAATTTTATGGATATTCAAAAGGCGTTAAACAATATCATACTCCTATGAAACAAATGAAAAACATTAAAACAGATTCAATTAATTTAAATTTATTGCCTAAAAATGTTGATTGGAGAACTAGAGGTGTTGTAACTGCTGTAAAATCACAAGGTAGCTGTGGTAGTTGTTGGGCTTTTGCTTCTACTGCGGTAATTGAATCACATGTCGCTATAAATACGAATAAATTATATGATTTATCACCACAACAAATTGCTACTTGTACTCCTAATCCACTAGAATGTGGAGGTAAAGGAAATTGTCAAGGAGCAACAGCAGAACTAGCATTTGATTATGTTGCAAATTCCGCAGGATTATATGATGAATTCCAAGTTCCATATACTGAGTATTATGGTATTGAAACAATTTGTGCTTTACCTTTGGATACACCTAGAGCTACAATTTCAGGATATGTTAAATTGGAAGAAAATAATTACGAACAATTGATGTATGCTGTAGCTACTGTTGGTCCAATTGCTGTTTCAGTGGATGCAAGCTCTTGGCATTCTTATTCTTCAGGAATTTTTAACGGATGTAATCAAACCAATCCTGATATTAATCATGCCGTAGTTCTTGTTGGATATGGCACAGATTATTCGTCGGGTCATGATTATTGGTTAATAAGAAATTCTTGGTCTGCCTCTTGGGGTGAATCCGGTTATATAAGATTATTGCGCCAAAAAACTGCTAATACTCACGATGATGAAACATGTGGAATGGATATAACTCCTCAAGATGGAACTGCTTGTGCTGGGGATAATCAACCAGTTAAAGTATGTGGAACTTGTGGAATTTTATATGATTCATCCTATCCTACTGGTGCGAATACAGTATAATTTTACTAAATAACACTATAATAAATAATAATTATAGTTTTATATGTTTTAATATTTTACCAATTAGAAGTTTTTTTCACATTAATTCTTGGTCCAGCACCTCGTTTTTTATTCTTGGCAGGGTCATATTGCTCTTCTTGGTCTTCATCAGGTAATCCTTTAGATAATTCCCAGAATTCTTTTGAGCCAAGACGGAAATCGTTATGATTATCTGCCTTATAATAAAATACTTGGTCGTTTAACTTATTAGATTTAGAATTGTTATTAATTACAAGGCATTCATAATTTTCAGTACATTGATCCATTACCTGACAAAATGCTTCGAATGTTGGGAACATACCAGCATAATTCTCGTATATTCGCTTTCTATTCGCTATATAATTCTCTCGAAGAATGAAAACATAATCTATATTGGTTCTCAGTGTGGGAGGAATACCTAATGGATATTGCATTGTGATGACTAACATGACCTTCCAATGTCTCCCATTCATGAAAAGTAATCGCATTAATTTATCACGAGACCATGTATTATCATATAAACAATCATCTAATATAACAAATGCTCTTGGATCAATAGTGGATCTTTTATATGTTTCCATCTCCTTTTTAACCTGTTTTAAGACAGTTCTCTGACGCTTTAAGATGTTCTCAATAATTGCCGAGTTATATTCATTATGAATGAACAACCGCGGCACCATTTTGCCGTAAAAACCGTTTCCTTCTTCGGTTCCTGATATTACAGTTCCAATTGGAATATCTTGTTGATACCATAATAGATCTCTGACTAAAAACGACTTACCAGTATCACGCTTACCAATTAAAACTACAACTGGACCTTTATTTTCGTTTGGTTTAAATTGGATACTTTTCATATCAAATTTTCTTAGTTCCAGAGTCATTATAATATTATTTTATTAAATAATATTATTTATTTTTAAACGCTAAATATTATACACTAAATAACATATTTTAACTTACTAATTCATTTTATTTATTAATTCATCACAAACTTAAATTGTTGGTCGTAAAAATCCTTACTATTTAAATATGTGTTATTAAAATTATTATTTGTCTTACATAAATAAAATATTTTATCAACAATCTCTTTAGATTTATCCCTCTTATAATAAAATGAGCTAATATAATAACAAAAATATATTCTAAATAAAATATCACCAGGACAATTAATGTTATTCATATCAATATAATTCAATATTGTTTCACAATATTGAAAACACGTTGGATTATCACATTTGTCTAATGCCTTTTTTATAGTTTCATACACATATTTTAATTCATTATCTATAGAAATGTAATTATTATTTAAATAAAATTGCGTATTTAATTTTGATACAACATATTTTTCCATTAATGAATTCATATAATCATTGTTTAAATGACATTTATTTAATTGTAATGAATTTAATATAAATTCACAACATTCTATACATTTATTAAAATTATTATATCTAAAACTATTATTTATAAAACATCTTACAGGGGTCTGAGGGCATTCATAAATATATTTATAATTTGTAATCATTTGTTGATAATCACCATAATAATGTTCAAATAAATCAAGATTTTCAAAATAAACTGGACTATATAATTGTTCGTCGGCATGACCATAACCTAATGACAAATAATATAAAAATTTATCTATTATTAAACCGCAGACTTTATACATATAATCTTTATTTCCTGTGAAAAACCCACTGCACATACTACATCTACCCCATTTATAATACTCCTTAATATCTTTTATAAGTTCATATGGTATATAATCAATATAACATGTTGAAAACTTGTCTCGTTTAACAGCTAATACTTCATCAAGATATTTTAAATTATTGTATCCCATTCTCTCTATACAAAAATTAATCCAACAAAAATGGGTACTACTAAATGGATTGGTTTCAATTGTTTCTCGTAACATTATATACCTTGACATACAAAACAAATAATAACTAGCTGTATTTCTATTATCAAAATAATAAGGATTTTTTTTTCTATTTTCATTGATAATATCTCTATAATTATTAAATGATTTTTCATTTATCATAATATCATCGAACTCAATAATTTTATAAACAGTTTTTTCTCTCAAATGTTCTGGTCTTATCTGGAGGATCTGTTCGTAACTTTCACTGTCACAATAAATTAATAAATTATATGGTAAATTTAATGTCGATAATGCATGTGAAAAATAGTATGATTTATCTCGTTTACATATTTCTTCTGACGCATCAGAACATTTAGTTAAATTAAAATATGCTGTTACTAGTGTCCAATCAGAGTTGTCATTTTTATGAAACTTATACTTTGGATTAAATGTAAGTATACCTGTTCCAGACCAATGTCCTAAATGCGATATATCATATCTATATTCATATGGAATTTTGTACCAGAAATTGTCACGCATTTGTTTAAAATACCAAATATCATCACAAATAACAAAACCATCATAATTATTTTCTTTTAAAAATAAATAGAAATCATATTCCATAAATCCATTATGAGGATCAACATCTAGAAATATAAATGCGCTAGATAATATAATGTCTTTCCATTTCTCTCTAGTTTCGTGATCAGTCATTATATCAGCTATAATAAATTTAATATTGTCAACTTGTTTTTTATCTTGAGGTACCTTGTCAATAATATCAAATGTGTATATAGTATTATTTTTATTATACGACAAAGCGATAGAAGATTCGCCAACATGTGTTCCTATTTCAATTATATGTTTATTATCAAATAATGAAGATAAATATGCTAATAACCTATAATGTTGATCTCCTGGAGTTTTGTAAAAATCATCACATAAACTAATTTGACTAAAATGTGTTTTTAACTCGATTTTGTTAACTAATTCTATATCCAATATTTTGTTAAAATCCATTTATGTTTATTTTATTTTGATATCTTTATATTTGTAATTGTTTTAAACATATATAATATTTAGTGTATTAAAAATATATTCAAAATATGATATAACTTTTAACAGATAATATTCTAACGTGTTCTTTAGAATATTTTAGAAAGAATAAATATTAACTAAATAATTAGTTAAAAACACATTTAATTTATATTTTAATTCACTAAAGATGTTTACGATTAATTATCAAAAAAGGAAAAATACTGAACTATTTAAGCATTTTGAAGAACCGAGGTCACTTTTTCTCTCAAAAACACAAAATTATATACCCATTTACACAAGATTTTTCAATTTGAATGACACAAATTACAACAGTATTAATCTAAATAATAAATGGTTTATTTCAAATATACATCCTGAAGGGAAAATAGATGAAAATCCTAATCTATTTATGTGTAGAATTAAAAATGTTGATAATAATAAAGTAAAGGACAGAGAAGTGTTTTTCAAGATGGCACCTTTATTAGATCCATATAAGTATATGATTGGTAAATATGACATAACAAACCCAAAATTATTCAATTTACCAAAATTTAATTCTACTGTTGAAGATTGTAATTCTAAATTTATTGACGTAAATAATTCTGCTTATGTAGATGGTTTATTTTTATTTCTATCTAGTCAGTTAAGACATACATTTAAATTCATCCATGGTGTAGACTATTATGGTTCCTTTCTGGCAATTAAAAATGATTTTAAAATAAATGTGTTTGATGATATTGATTATCTTAATAATTCTGATTTTTTTAATAAAAACAAGAATATTCTATTTAAAATAGATGAATACGAACATTTATTTCAAAACGATCAAACAAAGTTGAAACCATTAACAATCGGTAATAATATAAGTTTAAAATCTATTGCCTCAGTAAATAATGAAATTTTTGAAAATGTATTTGAAGATGAAAATACATTGGATTTAAATGAACTAAAGAATATGTCAATCGATTTAATTGATATAACAAATTCTAATATATTAACAGAACATCATGTTACACTTAAATCGAATTCAACATGTTCTTCAAGATCATCTCATACAAACGATGATGACTTAGATAATTGTGAAAACTGTGACAATTTCAATGAAGATAATGAAGTTTTTGATTCTGGATCTGAACATTATGAAGATAAGAACAGTGATGACACTGGAGAAGAATCAAAATATATGGAAGATAATTTAGATGAAACAGAGGAAGATTTGGATGAAGAAGATGAACGAATTAATGTTACAATCCCAAAATTTCCAGTTCAAGTTATTGGAATGGAATACTGTGAAAATACTTTTGATGATTTAATATTAAATAATGAATTAACAGAAGATGAATGGTTGTCAGCATTTATGCAGATAATTATGATTCTGATTACATACCAGAAAGCATTTCATTTCACACATAATGATTTGCATACAAATAATGTAATGTATAACGAAACTGATAAGAAATATTTATATTATTGTTATAAGAAAAAATATTATAAAGTACCAACATTTGGAAGAATATTTAAGATAATAGATTTTGGACGTAGTATTTTTAAATTTGATGGAAAAGTATTTTGTAGCGATAGTTTTCAAACTGGCGGAGATGCTGCTACCCAATATAATACAGAACCTTACTTTAATGATAAGAAACCAAGATTAGAACCAAATTATAGTTTTGATTTATGTCGATTGGCATGCTCTATTTTCGATTATGTGATAGATGATTTTGACGAAATAAAGTGTTTAAATAAAAGTAGTGATCCTATTAAAAATTTAATTGTCGAATGGTGTTTAGATGATAATGGTGTTAATATGCTTTACAAAAATAATGGAGTAGAGAGATATCCAGATTTTAAATTATATAAAATGATAGCAAGGTGTGTCCATAATCATACACCTCAAGCTCAATTGGAACGTCCAGAATTTGATAAATTTTCAAAATTTTATAACGGAGTAAATGGAGATATAAAAAATATGGATGAAGTTATAAATATAGACCAAATACCATCACATATTTAAATTAAAAATCGTTTTATTTGTATTTTTACTTATAAAATATATTATAAAATATATGATATATTTTGTTTATAATATATCTATTATATTTATATTATAAATATATAATATGGATAGCTTTGGATTTATAATAATAAGACACGTTAATTCTGAAATAACGAATAAATACTGGAATCATAATGTTAAATTATTGAGAAGTCTATATCCTTTAAGAAAAATTGTGATTATTGATGATAATAGTAATTATGATTTTGTAAAATCTGAATTTCCATATAAAAACATACAAATTATTCAATCAGAATTTCCAGGAAGGGGTGAATTATTGCCTTATTATTATTATTTAAAACACAAATTTTTCGCAAATGCTGTTATAATTCACGATAGTGTTTTTTTACACAAAAGAATAAATTTTGAAACTCTAAAAGGTGTAAATGTTCTACCATTGTGGTTTTTTTATTCAGATACAGAAAATATAGATAATACAAAGCGAATAACTGCTTATTTAAAAAATAATATGGTTATTCATAATAATATTAAAAAAGAAGTCAATATACTAGGAATGAGAAGCAATGAATGGATTGGTTGTTTTGGAGTCCAATCATACATAAATCTATCATTTCTTCAAAGAATACAAGCAAAATACGATATCGTAAATTTAATAAACGCTGTAACATGTAGAGCTGATAGATGTTGTCTGGAGAGAATATTTGGTGCTATATTTTCTATAGAATCACCAAAGTTATTGTCAAAAAAGTCGTTGTTAGGTAACATCATGACATATCAACAATGGGGATATTCATTTGACCAATACATGACTGACTTAAAAAAAGGCACTATACCACGCTTCACAATAAAAGTTTGGACCGGTCGCTAATTCCGCCTTTCAAAAGGTAGAAGCCAAAAGTTATAAAATAATTCTCATATATTTTATACCTTAAAGTGTGTAAAACGTGAATCGTAATATTATTAAAGTATATAATATTATTATATAATTTGATACCATAATTTCACAACGGTATTTGTGTTGAAAAGTTGGGGTTAAAATCCCGGATTATCTGTAAAAACGGGTGTAAATGTTTTATCCGAACCACCTTTCATAATTGGATTTACTTGATCCATTACAAAATGTGCGATTATAACGCTAAAATAAACCAAAAAAGTATCTCTTATTAAAAGCTTTAACGGTTTACTTTCTTTTTCAATATATCTCATTTCTAAAAATTTTACTAATAAGAATGTAATAGCTATTACTGCTGATATGATAAATATATTTATTGCCATGTATTAATTTATTTAAGAACAATCTTATCTTTAATTTTACGCAATTTATTCTAAAATTTCAATTTCATCTATTAATAAGTCTGGTAATAAATCTAATTTTGGTTCTTCAATATTATTAATATCTAAACTATCTAGAGCAAAATCTTGATCTGAAATACTTAACTTAATATTATTATCATCATCGTCCAATTCTTGCTTTCTTTGTTCATTTCTTATCATACTGATTTCTTCTAATCTTTCAATATTTTTTGGTGCGTTGACTTGACTTATACCATCATCATTTTTAACATAGTCTATGTCATTAAAGCTTACGCCACCACTTCCTTTTTGAGTTACAGGTTCTATAATTGGTTCATGAGTGACTTCCTCTTTAACTTCTTCAATAACATCTTCTTCAACAGTTTCATCCATATAAGCTTTCAAAATAGCTTCAACTGGAATACTTTCTCTTAAAGTATTCAATATACATTCTTGAACTATAATCTCTAATTCTCTATAATTTTTTTGTATAACTAAAGGTTCAATACCAATTTGAAAGAGATATACATTTTTATATATTTTTCTAGCCACGGTAATGTAAACTTTATGAATAAAATCATCTAATTTGGGTATATTAATATCGATTTTTTTTTGTTTTTGTCCTACCCTCATAGTAGTCAAAACTTTTAGTTGAATAATATGGACACATGTTACTAAATCTTCTAAATAATTACAACCAGATTTTTCGCAAATTCTTTTTCTCTCATTTTCAACTATTTGTTGATTCCACTTTGGGATTCGAGAGATCAAATTTTGAAATGTCATTAAATATTTATCCATTTCATTATTGTCCTTACATAATTTGATCGATTCCTCAAGAATTGATTTGTATCCATCAATGATTAAAGGAGTTAATATTGTAACTAACCTAGCTCCCCATTCATTTTTAGACTCATGAAGCGCACTAACATTAAAGTCATCCATTTACATAAAACTTATATTTTCTAAACATAATTCTGAACTTAAAAATATAAAATTCAATATAAACAAAATTAATAATTTTTCATTCCTAAATTCTCTCCTTACACGATTAAAACAAACCAATAATTCATATCTTTTCTCAACCGAAAGTCTATTTTCAAGGAATTTTGGGTTCTCCAATAGTGTTAAAATATCTAAACCACTATATCCTTTTTCATAAAACCTAGTACATAACATCATTAATTCATTTATGGTTATATTGGTGTTTATTTTAATTAATTCTTTTGACAAAGAATAATATTTTTGAGTTTTTATATCTTTCATATTAAACACTTCATTTAAGTTATATTTGTATAAGTTTATAGTTTGACCGTTAACGACTGGTTCTGGTACATAAATTTCGCAAAATCGAGATAGTATGGGTTTCATTAGACTATATTTATCTTCAGCAACAATAAAAAATCGCGTATTATGGCTAAATAGTTCAATACATCTACGCAGTGCGGATTGAGCGTCCATTGTTAGTTTATCAGCATTTAATAACACGATACTTTTAAAGTTATTACCTCCATTACAATTTATATGTGTTTTGGCAAAAAATTTTAGTTCCTCTCTTATAAATTTAATTCCTTTTCCATGTGAACAATTAACATACATAACAAATGATTTTATTGTGTCTCTATCATGGTTATAAATTTTATGGATGAATTCATTTACAATTGAACGTTTTCCGCTACCAGTTGGTCCATGGAATATAATATTTGGTATCTTATGTATTTTGTGAAAGTAATCTAATTTTTCTTTTATATTTTGATGAATAATTAATGACATTGAGTTACTATATTTTACAACGTGTTTTTATATATAAATATAACGTATTAATTTATTTACTTTTATTACCAATAATTAAATTATAATATTATTTTTATCAATATTATAATTAGTATAATATATCATAATTATATTCACGTTATATATTTTACTATAACAAATAAATAATTATAGAAAAATATAAAATAACTATATACATAATAACTTTTACATTGAACAAATTTTACACGGAACTAGTCAATGAATGTGTATAAGGGTTTGATTTAAAAGCACTTAAAATATTACCATCTATACGGTCTATTTCAATGGATTGATTATTATGTTGAGGAACATGAATAGTACCGTAAGTTTGTTTACTCGGCGGGAGTGATGTTAATTGTGAATAAGCAGGGTTTACTCTTCCGGAAAATCTATCACAATCATCTCTGCAGTGAATATTCATTTGCTGATTAAATATTTGAGTTCCTCCTGGGTTTGGTCTATTCATTATTGTTTGCGATTTTATATCATTGTTATGCTGTCTATATGCTGCGTTATAATTCATTTGACCGTAACCAGTAGCATACCCGCCTGCTGCGGTATAATATTCAGAACTTGTTGTGTCTCTTTGTGTCAGATCGGGAGAAGTATAATTGTTAACATAAATACCTTCTTTTTGGTTGTTAATATTAAATGTTGGTGCGTAAAGGGTTGTTTCTTTCACTGTTGTTGGTGTGGTATCTTGAGGATTATATACAGGACCCTTAGAAACAGAACTAGCACCCTCACCATAAACCCTGACATTATTAATCGTTTCATCTTTTCTGGTTGGTCTTAAAATATCCATTAATGGAGCAATTACAGCACCAATAGCGCCACTAAATCCGCTTCTCATTGTGTCGGGTTGTTTAATAGTTGAACGATGATTTTCATAATTGGTATGACTGCGTAAACATGCTTCTTTATCCATATGATCTCCTCTTCCGACTGCTGTAGAATGATTGATACCGCCTGCTAATACTTCGTGACGTTTAGATGGTTCATAATTTTGAGGAGCTGTTGTAGCTTTTACATCTATTGCGCCAGCTGGACCCATATAATCAACAGGAATATCATTTCTTCTTACGATACCCATCTCCTGAATCGGTCGTAAAGTTTCTCCTTTAGATGCACCAGTAGTTGTGAGCCAACGGTCTTGAGTATTAATAAAAAATGTATCGGGTCGTTGTTTTTCGACACGTCCTAACATCTGAGTAGTTGCGGCGGTTTTAATAAATGAGTCAGCAGGTCCTTCATGGCCTAGCAATTGATATTCCAGTTTAGGATTTGTGTCGACTCTTAATTCATCTACTGTTTTTGGCAGCCATTTGTCTCTAGCTTCCATACCAGAATTGTATCCATTAGAACCATTAATACTATAACCTTTATCTAAACCAGGACCTACCATTATAGTATCAAATGGTTTAACATTATTATTTTTCATTCCTGGATTGACACGTGATTGATAAAAATCACTTTGGTTCGGCATACCATAGGCCCACTGCATATTTTCCTCTGGCTTAAATAGAGGTGCTTGTTCTATTTTTTTTATTGTTTGAGAACCGGATCCCATCATATTGTCTAAAACTGTTTCAGCAATATTGATGTCGTATGATCTGCCTTTAACTTTACCACCATTAAAAGGAATCATGTTATTATGTTTAAACTGTTCGGAATCTAAATAGTTACCAGTAAGAGAATATATTTGTTGGGGATTTTGTCCGACAGCAATACCCTGTCTCTCCTTTTGTTGATATAAATTTTGATTAAAATATTTATCTGTCGCAGTATTTGGATTTGGATAATTTTCAACTGTATCGACCAATTGATTTATATTTGACACAGGATAATTTTGTGGAGGAATATTTGTGTTTGGTAAATAATTACCATGAATTTCGCTTTGCTTTGTGGCTAAATTTGATCTAGTTCCCATATTCACAAAATTTTCATGAGTTGATTTTCTGATTTCTTTTTTAGTACAATCTTCGTTTTTTTGATTTGATATTACATACATACCACCTAATGCTATTAATGGGACAGCTATTTCCATATTTATATATATAGAGTATTATATTTTAATTCATATATAATAATCTAAAACATATAAAAATATATAATTTTAAATTTGTTTAATATTTTCAGACGTATTCATTTGTGTGTATGTATTTGATCCTCCTACATAACCACCTCTAATCAAATCATAACTACCAGGTAACATATTTTTTGTCTCATCTAAAACACAATCCCTCTTTGGTGTGAAGTAGTCCTTTTCTAAAATTCTCGTACTTAAATTGTTTTGAAAAGGAATAGCAACATTCATCTGTGGATTTATAAAAGGATATGACCTATCTGTTTGAGCTAAATCTCTATACCACCATGCTGGGTTTGTCGCTCTGGATTGTTCGGTTGTTAATGTAGAACAAGTCGGATATTGAATGGCTTCATTGGGTACATTATATTTTTGATACTCATCTTTTCCTAAACAATCTCTACTTAAAATTCGATTAACACCTCTTAAATCGCTTTCTAAATTTATTACATTTGTTCTTAAGTTCGCACCCCATTTTTGTGGAATAATTTGTGGATCTTCCATATAACAAGGTTTATCTCCATTACCTGGAACATTTAATATCCATCTACCAGGGTCTGTTGCTTGTTGTAACGATTTTGTTGTTCTACAATTATCATATTTAAATCTTGTAAAGGCCATATTATAATTATATAATATATTTTTATAATATTTCATATATTTTAATTTAAACACTTGTTACTATTAAAATAAAATGGAACTTATTGAGAATAAACCAACTCTCTGCTTAAATATGATTGTCAAAAATGAAAGTAGAATTATTACAAGATTATTTGATTCTGTAATATCTATTATCGATTCATATTGTATTTGTGATACGGGTTCGACGGATAATACTATTCAGCTAATAGAAAGTTATTTTAGAGAAAAGGGAAAGCCTGGAAAAATCGTACAAGAACCATTTAAAAATTTTTGTCATAACAGAAATGTTGCGCTACAATCATGTATTGGGTTATCTGATTATGTATTACTACTAGATGCTGATATGACGCTTGAAATTAACAATTTTGATAAGATGAATTTAAAGTTGGCGGAAAGCTTTTATATTCTTCAAGGTAACGACTCTTTTTATTACCAAAATTTAAGAATTATTAAAAATAATGGATTATATAAATATGTTGGTGTCACACATGAATATATTGATACTCCATCTAGTAATACCACAATTACTCTAAATAAAAAAGACATATTTATTCGTGATATTGGTGATGGAGGTTCTAAAAGCGATAAGTTTGAAAGAGATGTTAGATTATTGTTAGAAGGTATTAAAGACGAACCTAATAATGTGCGTTATTATTTTTATTTAGCAAATAGTTATCATGACTTAGGAAAATACGAAGAAGCTATTCCAGTATATAAAAAGCGAATTGAATTAGGTGGTTGGCAAGAAGAAGTATGGTATAGTTATTATAGAATTGGTAAATGCTATCATAGTTTAAATAAATTTTCAGATGCTTTAAACTATTGGTTAGAAGGTTATGATTATTATCCTAATCGTCTAGAAGCATTATATGAAATAATTAAACATTATAGATACACTTCTAAACATAAATTGTGTATGATTTTTTATAATATAGCGAAAGATATATTGAATAAAAATTATAATAGAGATGGTTATTTATTTTTACACAATGATGTATACACCTATCAAATAGAATACGAGTATACTATATTTGCTGCGTATTGTGGTATTAAAAACATTAATGATCAAGTTATAACAGTGTTTAATAAATCTAATGGCTCAGAAATTAGTAATTTATTGTCTAATATGAAATTTTATAAACATATTTTACAAAAACAATCAGTACATAATACGGATAATTCTATTAATTTAATTATTAATGGCGAAAATACAAAGTTCAATTCTTCTTCTAGCTGTTTAATTACAAATCCGAATGAAGATGGTTATTTATGTAATATACGATATGTTAATTATTATATTGAATTAAATGGTAGTTATAAAAATTGTGAAAATCATATTATAACAGTTAACAAATTTGTTGAATTTGATAAAAATTTTAATGTTGTTAAAGAGAAACTGTTTGAATCGAGCTATGACGGTAGATTATATATTGGTGTTGAAGATATCAAGATTTACGAAGATAAAGACCAAATATTATTTATCGGAACTGGTTATCATTCAGATAATAAATTAGGAATAGTTTCAGGGTTATATGATGTAGACAATAACAAATTGAATGGAAATGAATTAAAACAATATTTTAATAAGAGTAGTTGTGAAAAAAATTGGGTATTTGTTGAATACAATAATGAGTTACATATCATTTATGAATGGCATCCTTTAAAATTTGGTAAATTAGAAAATAATATCTTAAATATAGTTGAAACGAAATCTATGCCGAAGATTTTTACTCGAGTGAGAGGGTCCACCTGTGGATTTATTTATAATAAAAAGATCGAACAGAATAATAATGGAAATATTGTAATTGATATCTGTGAAACTGAGATATGGTTCGTAAACCATATTGTTTCATATGAATCACCTAGACATTATTATCATATAATAACAGTATTTGACTCTAATATGAATTTATTGCGATATTCGGCACCATTTAAATTTGAAGGAGAACCGATTGAATATTGTTTAAGTATTGTAGTTGAAGATGAAAGAGTTTTAATGAATTATAGCACTTGGGATAGAACGACAAGAATAGGTATTTACGATAAAAAATATATAGATTCGATCGTAACGTACTAAAATATTTAGTTAAAAGCAAAATAATGTAAATAAATATAGAATAAATATAGATATAAATATTATATAAATATTTATATTAATAGTAAATGAATACAACTTTTGTTACTGCGTATCTAAAAGTTTATCACGAAGAATATGATACTACAAGAACATTTGATAACCGATTAAAACATTTTATGCGTATGTTAGAACTTGGGATAAATATTTGTATTTTTGTTGAGCCTGAACTCAATGATAAATTTGTTGAACTAGCAGAAAAATATAACAATTTAAAGATTATAGGTTCTATGAGGATTGAAGATCTTGAATTATATAAAATCGCGGCTAATAATCCTGAATTATGTAATCTACCTATACATCGTAATAATTTAAAAGACACAAAAGAATATATGTTTTTAATGTTGGCAAAATTGGAATTTCTTAAGAAAACAATAGATATAAATCCATTTGAAAGTAAAAATTTTTGTTGGTTTGATTTTAGTATAGCATATATTTTTAAAGATATGGATAACACATTATTAAAAATTAAAAAAATTTCAGATACAACATTCGATGAACGCTTTTTATATATGCCTGGTTGCTGGGTTTTAAATTTCCATCTTAATAATAATCTTAATTTTTTAAAAAATAATATTGTCTGGCGGTTTTGTGGAGGTTTTCTTATTGGTGATAAAGAAACTTTAACTGATTTTTATACGAAAAGCGACGATTGTTTTCTAACTTTTTTAAATGAAACAAAAACAATTGTCTGGGAAGTTAATTACTGGGCATGGTTAGAAAGTAAAGGGTTAATAAATCCTACATGGTATTATGCTGAACATAACGATTCAATAGTCAATATACCAAATATATAAATTATAATAAATGATTCATTTATTTATTATAAATCGAGAAATACAAATTATTAAATAGTTATTTTAAGTAGCATACAACAATCCAGCATTTCCACCAACAAATATAACCATATTCACTCTTTCCTCCATTAGATACATATTAAAATTATAGTTATAAATTCTCCATGTTGGCTTGTTAATACCGATTATATCACCAGTATTTGGGTCACAAATGGTTAAAACCTGGGCGTAAGGGTCCGCAGGAGGAGTTATAGTTGTAAATTCTAACTGTATATTTGTGAATCTACTCATATTCATCGCACCAGATGGCTGATATATATATGGATCTGTATTTAAACAAAAATTATAACAGTATAACCCGGGTGGAGCGAAACCAGCTGTTCTCACGTATTTTTCTACGAAATTATAAACACCTGCGGGTAAAATATTCTCTCTATATTGACCGTCTAACAATATACCCATCGCAATCAAAATTGATTTTATATTTTGAGGATTATAAACTCCGGTCAAATATAATCCGGATGACGTTCCATCTGGATTTAAACCAGGACCTAACAGTGGTGGTCCCATTGGATCCGGATTCGGATAATCTCCTGTTGTTGGAGCAAGACTAACATCTTGAGGCATATATTCATAAGGCCAATTCGTGTAATTAGACCATTGATTTCTCAAATTAGCATCGCTTCTTTGGAAATAAAACATCCAACTTATTACCATACCCATTGAGTCCAAATCTATTTTATTGGCTCCAGTTACATTATAAAATGGTTTTTCATAAATTTGTTTTATTAAATATTTCTGTTCATTTTTAGCAAATATGGTTGCTTCGTCATCCGATAGAAAACAATAAGTACAATTTAGATTAATATCAGCAAACCAATTCGTTCTTGTATCTACATAAGACGCTGGTCCTAATTCTTCATCGGGAGGTGTTTGTAAAAATCTATAGAATTGCATATAATATTGATTAAAATTGGGTGCTACAACTGGAAAGTTATTTGTGTAATCCATGACGTCTCTTATAGTAAACCATTCATTAATAGGTCGAAATGACACATTAATCCATAACTCATTATATTGAAGAGCAACTAATGGAAAAGCCTGTGTCGAGAGAAGACTAAACCATGAGCCAATCGGAATCCATAATGTACGTCCCATAATGGATGGTTGTGCTCCAGCAGGACTAGTTGTATAGAACGCGTTGGGGTAAGAATTTACACGTGGTGGATAATTTGCGGGATCGTTTAATTCTGGAACATTACCAGTCATTTCGTTAAACAATGCTAGCTTACTTCCAGAAAAATCTCTCTGAGCGGAAGCTAAAATATATTGCCCCGAGTATTGTTGAAGCTGTTGATTACCACAATTTATGGAAATTTTGCTTATGATTTGTGCACCTAAATTTTTTATCCATTGAAATTCATACGGCGCCCAGTCAGTGTAACCAATTGAACCGTCAGGATTAGTGTAACTTTGTGGCGGCATAACAGGAGACCAAATATTTGGCAAAGTTATACATATATAGCAGTCCATAAGTAAGTCTGCGTAGCGTTTGATGCGAAATGTAAATGTACTCTCTGTTGTTAGGTTCAATTGAGGTGTGCCTTCATAATCTATTCTGAAGTTTTGCTTACCATAATTCGTATATTTTTTATACGTACATTTAAAAAATGTTTTTGATGGATTACCGTTTAAAATTATATTCGTATTTCCTTGTGCAACAAGATTTAATAATCCTCCAGCCATAATTAGTATATAATATAATTATTTTTTAATTATTAATTTCATCATAATATAATTTAATTATACATAATAATTTTCTATATATAATAATGTATGTCCAATAATGTATTTCAAATTAATTTTCTGTATATTTAGAGAAATATATTTAAACCCTTGAAGATTTAAAGAAAAAGACATAAAATTGTTTTAATTCTAAGGTTATATTATTTATTAAAATGCTATCATATTTTTACAAGTCCAAAACTCTTTGATCTTATCAAATGATCTACCATTTTTAAATTTAAATATTTATTTTCCCCTAAATATTTCACTTAAAAGTAAACAAAATTTTAAAATAATACTATATATTAACAATGTCATCAGATAAATCAAAAGAGAAATTAAGCAGCAAGGAAGAGAAAGATGATTCAATTAAAACATACGTGGTAATAGTATGTGTATTTACCATTTTAATCGTTATCATCATTTTAAATTGGTTTATACTTTATAAGTTATTTAATTATATACGATATACTATTATACCAAACTTAAACGGAAATGTATTTTCGCTGATAATAATAGGAATTACATTGATTATTTCAATTTTCTATATTTCGTATATTATTTATATGAATGGTCTTCAAAGCAGTGAATGTAGTTATATGAATTCATTATATCCAAGTGTAGCAGGTGATTTAAGACCTATTTCATCAAATGATAGTGATTGTAGCGGTAATTTATTTGATTACTATATAAAAACGGCTTATAACGCATGTAGCGGAGGATCATATACAGACGATTATGTAGATATTTGTGTTCTAAAATCAATCATCAAACAAGGCGTTAGATGTCTTGATTTTGAAGTATATTCAATTGATAACAAACCAGTTGTCGCAACAAGTACAACAGACAATTACCATGTCAAAGAGACATTTAATTCAGTAAATTTTGGCACAGTGATGGATACTATACGCAACTATGCTTTTTCAAGTGGTACTTGTCCGAATCCAACTGACCCTATTTTTATTCACTTAAGATTTAAGAGTAATAATCAAAAAATGTATTCAAAATTAGCTGATATTTTCGAATCCAATAACGATATAATGTTAGGTCCAGATTATAGTTACGAATCCAATGGTAAAAATTTAGGAAAGGTTCCTTTGCTTTCCCTCAAAAATAAAGTCATATTAATTGTGGATAAAACAAATACCGCCTTTTTAGAAAATAAAGATTTTATTGAATATGTAAATTTAACAAGTAATTCAATATTTGTTAGGGAATATGATTTTAATGACATAAAGAACAATGAGGATATAAATGAGCTAACCACATTTAATAAAGGCGGTATGACAATTGTCCTTCCAAATAAGGGCGCGAATCCAGATAACCCAGATGGAAAGCTATGTAGAGAAAGTGGATGTCAAATGGTCGCTATGAGATATCAATTATCAGATAAAAACCTTAAAGAAGAGATATTATTTTTTGATAGAGCAACTTATGCGTTTGCTCTTAAACCAGCCAATCTTAGATCTTAGAAAAATAATAAAACTATTATTTTCCAAATAATATAAGTAATTGTTTATTATATTATTTTATACATTTTTTACAATTTAATAATATAACAAATTTAATAATTTTCAAATATTATTTTTTTACCTTATTAATATAGGGATGCGAAAAGAAAAAAACATATGTAAAGATTTATCATTCACTGATTGTGAACTAGCTATTTTACGTATGGCTGTGGATAAAGCTGAAGAAAAAATAGGAAGACGGGTAGTCAATTCAGAGGACGTACAAAGAATGATTGATATAGTTGAAGAATTTATTAAACGAAAAAAATTAGTTTGTTATGGTGGAACAGCTATTAATAATATTTTACCTGTAGAAGATAGATTCTATAATAAAGATATCGAAATTCCAGATTATGATTTCTTCTCTCAAAATGCCTTAAATGATGCCAAAGAATTAGCTGATATTTATTATAAAAAAGGTTTTATCGACGTCGAGGCAAAATCAGGCCAACATCATGGGACATATAAAGTGTTTGTAAACTATATAGCAGTTGCTGATATAACATATTTACCCAGTCAAATTTATAGTGTAATTAAAAATGATGCGATAAGTGTAGATGGAATATTATATGCGCCTGCTAATTTTTTAAGAATGTCTATGTATCTTGAATTATCTAGACCCGCTGGTGATATTACTCGATGGGAGAAGGTATTAAAAAGATTGAGATTATTAAATAAAAACTATTATATAACGGATGTTAATTGTAATGATATAGACTTTCAACGCGAAATGGATAATCATGTCAATCAAGATAAAATCTATGAGACAGTAAAAACAACATTAATAAATCAAGGTGTAGTATTTTTTGGTGGGTTTGCCAATATTCTTTATTCGCAATATATGCCAGCTAATTTAAGAAAAAAAATAGAAAATATTCCCGATTTTGATGTCTTATCACATAACCCAGAACAAACATCCGCAATTATTAAAGAACGTTTAGACGATAATGGAATTAAAAATGTGAAAATAATTAAACACCCTGCTATAGGAGATATTATTCCAGAACATTCTGAAGTTAAGATTGGAAAGGATTCTATTTTATTTATTTATAAACCAATTGGATGTCATAGTTATAATATATTAATGTATAAGGGTAAAAAAATTAAAGTAGCTACAATTGATACAATGTTAAGTTTTTATTTAGCTTTTTTGTATGCGAACACTCCTTATTATAATGAGTTTACCGATAGAATTCTCTGTATGTCAAAGTTTTTATTCGACGTTCAAGAAAAAAACAGGTTAGCACAGAAAGGGTTATTGAAGAGATTTAGTATAACATGTTACGGACATCAACCATCCATTGAAGAAATGAAAGCTGAGAAAGCGGAAAAATATAAAGAATTCAAAAAAAGTGGTAATAAGAAATTGTTTGAAGAGTGGTTTTTAAATTATAAACCAGATGATATAAAAACCGGTAAAGAAAATATAAAAACTAAGCATACGACTATAAAGAAAAGAAAGAAGAAACAAACAAAAACACCCAAGTTTTTCAATATTTATGGTCGAAAAACTCGTAAGAATAAGAAATCGCTTTATTAAACTTGTAAATTCTTTATGTGTTAGGCGCGTTTTCCATAGTACAGAACCCTCCGGGGCAATCTTCCTCTGGTTTACTCTTCTTATTTTGGTAATATTTGTAGATAAACATACCAATCATAGCAGCTAATATAGCGACGCCGATATAGATAAACATAGTATAATATGTTGAGTTGGAACCACCACTAATAACTGTACTGTCAACACCAGGGGCATCTAAGGCAAATGCTGAATCAGTAATATCAATACCATCCATATTATATTATTGTGGTACAAATAAATGTAATTTTAAACTTATAAACAATAACTTTCTAAAATAATACTAAATATGTCAAAATTTATTTTTGAAATTATTTTCATAATTAAATTATCCTTAATATCATTGGGTATATATTTTTTCATGTAATTTATTAAATACAGTATATAGACAAATACTGTTTCAAATAGTAATTTAATATTATGATTACATTTATTTACCATATTCCAATCTTCAACATAGCTACACATTGAGGTTTTTGAATTTTTAATGAAAAAACTATGTATATCTAATAATCCTGATAAAATTCTGTGGAAATTTGTTTTTTCATTCTTAATGTTAAAAGCGTACAAAAATTTATCATAGCCCAATAATTCCATGTGTAGAATTTTTTTATTATTTTCTTTTTCAAAAATAAAAGCATTCATTCCATCAATATATTTATTTTTATATAACATATTGTTATCAATTAATAATGGGATATAACAAGACTTAATTATAGTATCAATTATTTCATCTATATTTTTGTATCTAGATTTTACAACTTTTTTGCGTTTTTTTATGTCATGGTAACAAATGAATAACCTACCTTTTATCTTACAGCAGATATCATCTGGAATTCTATCTTTTAAGTATGTTTTCAACATTTTAATTGAATTTAAATTTAAATTATCTTTAAATTCACGATTAATTATATCATATAGTTTAGGCATCATATCTAGAGCATCAATAAAATATAAAAAAGACACAACTGAACCTATACTACATCCAGATATTCTGTCAATTTTAATATATTTCCTTCTCTCCATTTCTTTTAAAAAATAAAGTGCTCCCACTAAATAACTTCCATTAAATAATCCTCCGTCTAAAACTAAATCGATTTTTTGAAATTTTCTAGATGTTTCTGGTAAATTGTCAATAAATTTATTAACATATTCATCAATCATATAATTATATGTAAAATGATTTCAAATAATAATACGAACAAATATAGTAAATATATAATATTATTAGATATTTAATGTATAATATAAGATATAAATAGGATATAATATAAATAAGATATAATATAAAATGTATTATATAAAATATTAATATGGCAACAATTTCTAATTGTCAATTTTATTGTTTATCATTCAACGATGAAGATAAAAGAAAAAGTATGGAAAATAGATTTAAAAATCTTGATATCGAATGTAAATTTTATAATGGTGTTAAAGATACAGATAACCGTCTTAAATACGCAAGAGGCATATTTAATAAAAGACATTGGGCGATAACATATGGACATTTGGATATTATTCATGATTTTTATTACTATAATACTAATAAATATGCGGTTATTTGTGAAGATGATATATTAATACATAAAAACTTTAAAAAAATTTTTGAAAAGATTATTATCGATTTTAATATATTAGATTTAGATATATTATTATTGGGTTATATTTTACCATATAAAATTGGTTATGATAACATATCATCAAAATATGCGCTTAAACGTCCTATGCGTTTTGACGCTCAGTTTAAGTATCATGAATATCCGGAATATTTATCAGGTTCTCATATGTATATTATTACTAAAGAGTTCGCGAAAATTGTATTGGATAAATATTACAATAATTTTGCTGGTTTTGACAACAATATATTTATGGTTGATAAAACAATTATTAGAGAGGGAAATCGAGCATTATTATATCCTATGCTTGCTATTGAAAACGTTGTATTTCAATATGATAAGTATCATAAATTCTGTCACAAAATACACTACAATGAATTTTATGTATAAAATAAAAATATCTAATATAAATTATATACCTATCATAAATTATATTATTTATATACTCAAAATGTTCCAAAATAACTCGTAGTTTTCATTAATAAATGGAATAACATACCGAACATAATACTTGTAAAAAGAAATCCATTTATATTGTAATTTCCGTCATTTGAAAATAAAAATGGAATATATGTATATAAAAATCGCTTGAAAAATGGTAATTGAAATAAAAAATATAATACAGCCAATAAAAGCGGTGTTTGGATTTCATTATACATATCATCTAATGTCCCCTTCGTTTGTTGTTCTTTGTTATAATTATGAATCATATCTGAAGTTCGTTCTTGATTTTTTATATAATCTTGTGTAGGCTGTGGGACGTAATTCGGCATAACTTGTGGGTCAGTAATATGACTTGTTGTTGTCATAGGAATGTCTCTAGATGGTAACTGAGTAGCACCTGCTAATGTGGCTTGTTGTAAACTGTTGACAATTTGATTTATAGTTGTTTGATCTAGAGACATTCCCTGCGCGGATGGTTGAGGTTGATGATTTGGCTGTTTTATGGATTCTTGTGCTGTTAAAGATATGTTTCCACTAACACTTCCTCCACCAATTGGATCAGTTGGTAAATCTAAAATACTTGTCGAATCGCTCATAATTATTGTAAAGAATGATTGATTACAATAATTACGCAAATTATCCACCTTCATCCACCTTTAAGCGAAGCGACTGCGTTAAAGAAAGGTGGAGCCAAAAATAATAAATATGGTTTTATAACATATTTTTCATATATCTTTAATAAATGTACTGGCGTTGCTAAAAGTATAATTTATAACAAATTTTACTCCACTTTTCTCCAAAGGTACTGGCATTGCTAAAAGTGGATAATTTATTCAAATGTAATAGTTTTAGTGTTTAATGAACATTTACTTGCTACTGGAACATATTTCACACATTTCTTATCTACTTTATAAATTTTATCCTTAAATTCATCTAAAGGAGGAGCGTGAAATACTAAACAGTCTTTATCTTTACATATAGTTCTAAATAAAGACGCAAAACCAAAACCGAGCAAAATAGACATCATTATTTTACCAGTTTCAGTATGAACAAATTTACCAAGGTGCATTCCAAATCCCATTTATATTACACCGACAAAAAAGAAAAATGAGACAAAATCACTTTAATTTTCGGTGGCTGGAAGCATTACCTTCCGTAAAATCAACTGATGGTCTAACTTTTTCCATTTCTTCTTTTTTATTTGAAATGGTGAAAGACGAAATACAAAACTCACTTGGTCTTTGTTGTTTATAAATCCAACATTTTCCCAAGTTCATTATATTTATGGAAGAATTAGCGTCCCTTGTTCTAAATACGTTTTTTTTGTTTTCGCAACTCACGCAGTTAGAACACACTAATAAACGAAATTCCTCTTTGTTTTCCTTATTTCTGTAATGTTTCAAATCTTGAAAACAATCACAACATTTCTTACTTGTATTACATTCATTTATTGTGATTGTATCATATCTTTTATGAATTAGTTTCCTTAATCCCTTATTCATAGTGGGCATAAAATGTTTCATTTGAGATGTTCTACTCCAATTTCCATAACAAATTAAAATATTTTCTCCAAATGTCTTTTCTATATTATTCAAAAATGTATTTATGGATTTATTACCATATGAGTATTGCCTAAATTTCATTTTTCTCCATACTTCTTTCTTGTAAAATTCCATAGTTTGTTTATTTAACATATCTTTTTCAACTAAATAAGATTTGAAACTATTGTAATTTACTGATTTGCTATTTTGTAAAGACAATACATTTTCATACTCATTTATCTTGTTATTTTTCTTTTCTCGTTGTAGAATAATTTGGTTTCGTTTCGCCATACTTTCCTTTTTTCTTTGTGGTGCTGTATATTGTAATTTATTACCTTGTCCGTCCATCATATAAACCAAAGAACGCTTACCTGGGTCTAAACCAATTATATTTCTTAATTGTAAATTTTCTAATTGTTGTGTATCTAATTCTTCAATATTTATATAATCATAATCCTCACTATTTACTTGTTTATTTTTATTTTCTTCGCCTTTACAATCTCTTCTAATAAATAATAAAGAACAACTAATTCCATCTGTCGTTATTTCATTATGAAAAGTATAATATTTATTTTTGAATAATCTGTGTTTCATATCCAACAAACTACTCCATAATGTATTTTGATAATTTGTAATCTTTTTTAGAACTTCTCCCTTCTTTTCGCTTTCAGGACAAAAGAGTTCAGCAATACAACTACTATCAAATTTCACATTCTTTGGAATAATATTGTTTCGTAATGGTAAAGGTTGAAATAACTTATTTTCCTGTGTTTCTAATACAGAATTCATATACAACAACCCTTTCAAATACTCAAATTGTCTTCCTTTCACATCATAATATATAGATTTATTGATATTTATTGGTAAAATATGTTGTAAATGAGTAAGTTTCCATTCATTAAATTTTTCATTTGTTTCTTCTAACATAAGCAAATTATGCTTAAATTCAAACAATTCTTTTTTGTCTTCTGTAATTTCATTTGTAGTTTTATTGATAAAACGAAGAAAATGTTGAATAAAATGTTCTTGTATATTTGTAGAAATACAAACTTGAATTTGTTCTGCTATAATATTTATCAAATGTGATTTATTTACTAAACTTGTTTTGTTGTGATTGAGTAAAGGTTGATATTCTTTTGTATAAAATTTTTGTAAAATATCTAAAAGTTTTGTATCTTTTGATTTTCTACCACTATTAGATTTTGTTCCTAATGTTTTGATACAATATTTTACAAATGTAAATTTATCATCAAAAATAGGAAATGGTAAATTGTTATGAAAGCAATACAAAATATATAATCTAATAAATTGATAAGTATGAATAACTAAATCATTTATTTCAAAAACTAAATTAGTAATAATTGGTTGAACTTCTTTATATTTCAATAAAACAGATTTGAGTGTTGTTTTGATGGTTTTGAATTTCACAAGTTTACGAGATTTTTCTAAATTCCTAAAAGTTTTGAATGTTTCTTTCTTTTTCTTTTTTACCATTCTATATATTTACTAAAGATTTTATTTTTAAGCAATTTTAACGAATTATTTTTGCTTAATTATTTCTAAATATTTTATATTTTGTTGAACGAAAAAAACTTCCATCATTTTTAGATTTTTCTATTTCACTTCTTTCAAATATATAATTTTGCTTTCGTAATATACTTCTTACTATATTTAGGTAAGGTCTTTTACATTCAAAATTAGGACGAAACGATGAAATACAACTAACCGAAAAATATTTTTGTATATCTTCTTTCATTTGTAAAATTTTATTCTGTTTTTCTGTATCATTATCTAATTCACATAATAGAAACGATTTATTTTCGTCTAATTCTAAAATGCTTATAATTTTATTACATATTTCTTCTCTTTCACTTTGGTATTTTTCACTTAATTTAATCCTCATTATATAAAATTAAGTAATATGTTTTTATTATAGTTTTGTCTCATTTTTCTTTTTGGTTGGTGTAATATGTTATAAATATTCTAAACTATATATATTCTAAACTATATAAATTCTAAACTTTATAAATATTCTAAACTTGTATAGGTAATTTCGATATCAAATTTTCATCTTCAGGACAATCCACTATTTCTTGCTCGAATGAAAAACAATTGTCGGCTTTATCCTTAAATAATACTTTATTTACGTTTTCTGGACTAGGATAAATATAAACTTTTTTCATTTCTGGACCAAGAATATATATAAAAAATAACCCAATCACAAAACTTATAAGAAAAATTGGAATCGATATATAGTTAAATATCATATATTATTAGATTAGAAAAAACTATTATATTAGAAAAACCCTTTACCAAAATCAACTTCCTTTTCGACTAACCCATTAATGGCCTCTTCTAACATCTTATAATTCTTGACTTTAGTAGAAGGATCTTCTTTATAAAAGGTTAAATAAAGATCTTGAGTTGGTTTAGCTAATTTAGAAAATGCCTTATTATAAATAGATACACCAAAATCATATTGTCCGTTTTCCATTTTTCTCGGCGGGATAACAATATTTGGTGGGGTATTTAATCTACAGCCTGTCCATGATGGGCCATGCTTAACTCTCTCATTTACACATTTATACATGAATTGTTTCATCCAATCGATATTTAATTTAAATTCTGTCTTCAATTTTTCTGGTAATTTATCCCAAAGAGTCTGATATTGTGGTATATTCCAGGCTATTCCGTCTTTTCCTTGACCTATTATCGGTTCATCTTGTTCAATTTCTCCGATTGGTTTAGGTTGTCCAGGTTCTTCTATTTTAATGGTTAATTCTTTCACCTCACTTTCCTTTTCTGGTAATATATTTTTAAATTCATTTAATTCCTTCTTCTTTGATACCATCTTAGTTTTTAGCCCGACATCAAACGCAACTACGTTATGGTTATAACTACTAACTGCCATATCTTGTAGAGAGAATTGACGTTGTATTAATCTACATGTATCATTGGCATCATCATTAAAAATAATATTTTCACTATATTTAAGTTGTCTAATTTTTTTCATTAAAGGCTCTACAGTAGTGTGATATATATTCGCAGCATCTACAGCAAATTGGGTGTCATTATTTTCATTCATTTTTTTTACACATTCTTTTATTTTGTCGATATTTTGATATAATAATATGAGAGATTCGTCCAATTCACTTTTCTTATCTGGATTATCAACTTTTTTATTCCATTGATCCAAATAACTTTCATAGATAGATGTTAAATCATTTATATAAGATTTATTTGTATCAAAATTTTCTACAGCTGTTTCTGTCGTCATTAAGCCAAATAATAATTTATTTTTATCATTAATAATGTTATTTTTTGCTTCCTTTATTTCATTTCTAATATTTTCAATAATATTATCTAAGTAATCAATAATACCTAAGTTGATTTCAATATTAAGATTACAAGGATCTGCTAAATTGCCACACATTGATTTAAAAGTTCTATAAGAATCAATTTTGTCATCGGATGGATGAAAAGTAATGGAAAATATAGTACCTTTTTTAGATGGACGTCTACAATTTACGCATTTTGGCATTAATTTCAAATATTCAGCACGCTTCTCTCTTTTACTAAGATGTGGATTATTAATTATTTTTCGTATATTTACATTCATTCCCTCCTCAAATTTTGCTTTTAATCTAAAGTATTCATTTAAAGCGTCTTTTACACTTGGTATTTCTTCTTTTGACATTATATATTATAGAGTAATAATTTAAATTTTCATCCAAAACTTATGTTATGATTTTATCACCGAGATAAATATTCATTTTCCCAATGCGGTAGTCCAGTTATTAATTCTTGATGAGCTCTTTGCTTCGCAATTTGAAAAGTTTTTATTTTTTCTAATATATATTGTTGTTTTTCTTTATTTTTTTCAGCTATTTCAACTGGTGTTAATTTTCCTTTATACTTATAAACAAGTATTCCCCCTAAAATAATCAAAAATAATAAGAACATTCCAATATTAAAAATGGTGTTATGAAATTTCTCTCTAATAATATGAGATTGTTTAAGGGCTTGGTTTAAAAAATATTTTACACCTGGCTCAGTTAATGTTGGTTTAGTCGCAGGTTCACCGAAATCCATAATAAATAAAGTTAAAAATTTAAATGAAATTATACATATTACCTATTATATCTGAATTACCCACTTTTATAAACGGCTGTTTTTATTGATTTATTCATTGGTTTGTTTTATTATTTATTCATTTATTAATTTACATGCTTTTTCAATTAGATTTGTTTTAGATTTATGAATAAATAAAAATTCACCACTTTCAGGGAAAATAGGAAAAGAAATATAATCTAATACAGACAAAAAAGAAAAACATGAAAAAGTAGTATTTTTTACCAATTCAGTTTCGTGATTGTCATGACAAGCTTGGCTTTGATGTAAAATAGGTGTTATTACAAATAATTCTATTAAAATTGTTGGTTTATTATAAAATATTGTTTGTACGGCACCTTCAAGAACCTCGCTTTCAAAAAATTCTACATCTAATTTGATAAATGATATATTTTCAAAGTTAAAATCATCTAATCTATAAAATTTTATACCACTAGAACTTGAATTTAAACTATCAGTGAATTTAAGTTTGTCATTTTGTATTTTTTTAAATGAAAAAGCACCATATCCAGAGTGTTCATTGAGATTTAAATAAAATGGAGTAAAATTTTCTTCTTTATTTGACAAGCCATTTTTAAACAATACTACCTTATTATCAAGATTATTGTCATTTATATTTTTAGTTAATATATCATAAAAAACTGGTTCAAACGAGAATATTTTATAGTCATTTGACAAATATTTACTCATTATTAGAGTAAATGTCCCAATATGAGCACCTATATCAATCATATTAGTATTTGGTTCATATAGTTCTTTTACAAATTTTTCCATATTATCTCCCCATAGTTTACCTTCTCGTAAATAAGGTGTAATAGTCATATCACATTTGAGACATGTTACGTTAAAATTATCACAAACATATGATTCTAAAAAATTCATTCGTATAAATATTATATATGTATTTTTTTAAATATATATTATTTATAAAATATATGGACGATAAAACTGTAGAAATTTATCCATATTGTTATAAAATAAAAGATAATTGTCCACCATGTAATAACCAACCACCTGATAATTTATATGATGTTAATACAAGCAGTAATGATTATAACGATTGTGTATATTTACTAGCAAAATATTTAGCTGTAAAATCTAATCGATTTAGGGATAAACATCAAATAGATAACGCTCATATGAATATAGCAAATTGTTTACAAAAATATGGAGATATGTATAAAACCGTTGGTATAGAATTGTATGTAAATCCAAAAACAAAGCAAATACTTTTTCCTGATCATCAGAGAATAATATCAAATTATAATATATTTCTAAATGAAATTGGGTTAAACGAGGCAACTTCACAAAAGGATACTGAAATAGTTGATAATAAAATTAAAATATACCAAATATTATTGAATGATAAATTGAGAGAAATATATAATGAATTTTATCAGTCAGCTGGGTTTTCTGATTTAGATTCTATAATGCCGAAAGAATATGGAATTTCTAGATTATTAAATATCGAAAATAATACAAAAGGTGGAAAACGAATGAAGAGTATTAATAAACGAAAAATAAATAGTAGACGAATAAGCGATAAAAAACGAAAAACAAAGAAAAGAACAAATACAAAAAGAACAAATACAAAAAGAACAAATACAAAAAGAACTAAAAATATATTACAAAAATGAACTTAAAAACATAATTATATAATTAGTATACGCATATTATATAATAATGGACGATTGGGAAGACTGGGACAATGATGACAATTGTTGCCTTCCAAATGAAGAACAACTTAAAAAATTAGAAGAGAGAAAATTAGTGGAAGAATCTGATAACGCATTAACTAAAAGTTTGTTCGAGCAACACGATTTAGCCTGTCAAGAGCTTGATAAATATGAAGACAGAACTAAAGTGATAACATTAACTGAAAAAAAAGCACCAAAAGGAAAAGGGTTAAGTAATAGAGAAGCGAATGAGAGAAAACAAAAAGAGATTTCAAAATTGACAAAAGAATATAAAGAGAAAAAGAAGAGAGAAAAGGAAATGTTTGGCGAAGCAACAGAAGATGAATATGCTCAATATGAAGAGATGTTTGATTAGACGAGTCTTATTTTGTCATCTAAAACATTTTTTGTATTTTGACATAATATAATACAGCTAAATAGCATAGGATTCCTAATAAAAGCGAAAAAAGCCAAATAGGTAATATTGTTTTATTTTTATACCCTATTCCAAATTCTCGAATACTTCCATCCCTCTTATAGAAGCATGCGGGTTTTGTCATTTGAACTATTCCAAAAATTATAACAAATAAAATAACAGCTACTAATGTAATATTTTCTCTAATATATGTTTTATACATCTAATATATAATTATAAACTATTTTTAATAATTATATATTTATCTAAAGAATTATTCGTTATTCATTATTCATTATTCATTATTCATTATTCTTCATCACCATATGTTTCGTATTCTGGCGCATCAATTCCAGTGTAATTACCATCAAAATAATCATCACCTAAATATTCTATATCATAAGCATCTGTATCTATGTCAGCAACCACCTGTTTTTGTTCTAAATATTCATCAACTAAAATATCAATATTTTCATCATTAGCATCTTTATTTGTTTTTCTGATTTTTCTCTCTGCCTTTTCTAGTTCGTCTCTTAAAACTTGTTCTTCGTCGTAAAAATCTTTATCTAAAACTGTTAATCCTTTTTTGAGACCTTTGCTATAATCATTTTCTGTTCCAGCAAGCTTACATATTTTAAGTATAGTGTCAATATCTCTTTTTTCATCACTCATTGCTTTTAATTTATCTGTTACCATGTCTTTTTCTCTTTCTTTTATTTTAAAGACTCTATCTTGTATTTCTTCATATGTTGTATCAATTGTTTCTTTTTCGTTTCTAAATATATCCATGAAAGCGATTAGTAGTTCAGCTGTTTTCTGTTTTAATACTTTTTTATTTCCAGTCATAACTCTAATATCGACTTGATCTTCTGTTGACATACTTAAATCAATTCTTGTTTCAGTTTCTTCGATATAATCCACTGAAAATATGTCAGTAACTTCAACCGTCTTTTTAACCTCAGTAACAATCATATCTTGTTCGTCTGCCAACGATATATAACTAATTAATATACGGAGAAGATAGTATTCAAATAAAAATCTACTCGTTCTCTCGTCAATGACACCTTTTAATATCTTATCATTACTTTTAATACTTGTAAAACAAGGAGTTGAGTTAGCTAGTCTTACCACGTTTTTACCAATTTTTTTTATAGTTGTTAAAACATTTAATAATGTTGGTATACCATAAAATGGTTTAAGTTGTTCAAAATAATTCGAAATATAATTTTTAAGTTTGTTCGCATGATTTTTTGAAAATCCATAGTAATTTGGAATATGAGTATTATCAAAATTAACCTTATTCAATATAATATTTGGAAATACATTTACAAAATTGTCGATATACGTCTTATAAAACTTTGTAACGTTATACATCGCATCATTGGAAATTTTTATATTTTCATTTCTTTTAGAAGAGTCACATACCCATATAGATAAGTTAGAAACTGTTTCAGTGAATTTTTTTATTGATCTACGACTAACATTAGAACTACTATTTTTTTGAACGAAATCAACCAATTCATTTATCATTTCTTCATTTGTACGAATTAAAAAATCATTCAAATCTTTAACTGGCATTGGGTTCGTTTCTGTCGCAATATCAAATGTATCGATGGCGTTTTTAATCAAGTCTCTAAGTGATAGCTCAATTATTTCGTCTTCATTGTTTTCGTCGTAAATGGCATTTAACAAACTAGATACTTTAGCTATACAAGATACTACTGGGTTATCTAGGTCAGTACTAACTATATTCTCTCTACTAACTAATTGAATAAGTCTTAAAAACTGTTGATTAGAATAATTTCTTCCATCTTCTTTGAGTTTTTGTATCATTCTCTCGATTGTATCTGATGGATTTATTAATGACGAGTCTGGTTTATCCGTACATAAAGGAATCAATTCAGTTGGTATTGGAATTAATGACTTGAATTTACAGTAAAAAATAAATGCCAAATAAATCGATTTTTCATTAAATATATTTGATATTGGTGGATATACGTTCTTAGTATTTATATTACTATATAAAATAACAGCATCAGAATAAGAACGAATGTCGTGTAACATGTTAGAGAGATATTTGACAGTTTCATTAAATACAATAATATCTGGATTACGACTAGTAAAATAATCAATAGTACTTTCATTTACATTACTATTACAACATGCGTTTTCAAGATAAGGTTCATTATTCGCTGTATGTAGAAGAACATTTTGTTTTTTGACAATTTCCCCAATCTTTTCCTGAATAGCTAGAGAGAATTGAATAATTTTAGATTCGATCACAAGTATTTTTTCTCTCTGCGTTAGTATTCCGTTTCTCAATTCATTTGTTAAAGCTTTCTTGAATTCCGCAGAAATATTTGCTAAATGTTTAATTTTAAATGGAACTAGTGGTGGAAGAAAGTCAGACCATTGTGCTATGTCATGTTCTTCCGGTATTGATGTCGCGGGACTTGTTAATAAATATTGTGTTTTTTCTGCGAATTTTCTTTGTACTTCTGGCAACTGAATAAGATATTCATCTATAGCCATTTTTATTTTATTTTGTATCTTTTCAGTATTGTTTTTCTTCAATACATTCCATGGTTCTCCTGACTCTCTAATATCATAAGTAATACATGCCAAATATGCCAAACTGCTTAAATCACCTTGTCCGTCATACGGATAACCAGTAAATGAACGTACACAACCAGGATGAGTTTTTCTTGTTCTAACTGATGGTATAATGGTTTGAACAGCAATTAAATACATTCCCAATGTAAAAAACAGGAGAGAATTGTTAAAATAATCTTTGTAAGGTGGTATGCTCTTGCCTTTGTGTGCTGCTAATGTAAGTTTTTCTTTGTAATCCTTTTCACTTTCGATATTAGTTTTAATTGTTTCATTAACACAATTAATAATAAACTCTTTCTGTGTTTCAATATTAATACCCATTGCGATCGAGAGAGTATTTACAATATTATTAATCATAATAGTTTCAGGAGTTATATATTTCACAGTTTTTTCAGAAGACGCCGCCATTATTTTACTTCCAGCATCTTCTTCCATAACAGCCCTCGATGATACTTTAAATCCTTCTTCATAACCTTCTTCGGTATCAAAATCACCAGGACAAATTGGCCAACCTGTATATTTATCGGTCCACCAATCACCATCATCACTAAGAGTACCGTTTTTTGCCTTAATATTCTCAAGTACTATTTGGTATAAATATTCTGAACTAACGAATGCTGCTGCTAATTCCTTTTTAAATGTTGGAAGTAAAGGTACATTAGTCTTAATACAATATAACCAGTGTTCGGTTTCGGGTTTTCCGGTGGGAGATAATCCAGGCAACCCAGGTCTTGTAAATTTATTAGCGAATACAATAATGTCTCGTTGTTTTTTGACAAAATCCTTCTGAGCTAAAATGACATTAAGCAATTCGGCAAAAGGTGACACAATTGTACCCTTAGTTTCGTCTTCAATTGTAAGGCCCATATTATATTTTTGATTATTGTATTTTAATAAAGTGTTTGTCTCAATTTTATTTATCACTGGCATAATAGACATAAAATAATCGAACTTCTCTCTAGTGTCCTTTTCAAGCTGTTCCTTCGAAACCTTGTATTTTGAATCAAACTCACTAATTATGTTTTGAAGAAGCTCATTCTGTAAACTCAATTCATTTGTTTCCATGCTTTCACATTTATCCCCTGTTGTAGTTGGTACACTAATACATTTTTCTTGTAAATCGCAAATAATAGATGCTTCATCCGTTATTCCTGTTTTTTTAGCTATTTCATTATCTAGAACCCATTTATTATTTTTTCTTACGTAATAGTCTGATTCGTCTTGAATATTTTCTGAATATCCCTTATATAAAATAGCATATTGGCCATCAATTACTTTTTTAATTCCATCAATTAATGTTTCAGCAAGATAAGTAGCGTCTAATTTAGACAAATTATTTTTTTTAATTTGATCTTGTATTATATGGTCTTTAAGAGTTTCTGGTGTCATAGCAATAACTTGTTCAGCATATCCACCTTTTGATTGTTCCATTACTCCATAATTAGTTTTATCATATTTTTTGTCAAAATAAATAGTTGTATCATTATCGTTTTGTAATTGTTCCAATGAAGTATACATTTTGGCTATTACCATCGTATCACATTTATCTTGTTTCTCCTCGTCCTTCAAATTTTTATCGATATCATTTTTCTCTGCATTAAATATTTCACTTACATCCGTTGGGAACATTAATTTTAAATTTTGTAAAGCCAATGTAGATGTATATAATCGTGAATAATCTTTTAATGTTATCTTTCGCAGAAGTTCAGAGTTTGTAATTGTTGTAATTTCTTGTTGATTATAACCATAACCAGTATCAAATATTTCTCTTGTTAAATTTCGATCTATCGTCTCAACAATAGTAAATGCTTTTGCTGGAATAATTGGGTTTTGCTTAATACTTGCTAATGTTTTGAATATCCTTGAATATTCAATCATATTTTTATTATATTCTGAAATTTTAGCATCTATGAATTCAACAATTTCTTTATATTGATAAAATGTTAAGTCATCTGTATATATCAAAAATGGTTCTAAGTATCCAATTACATCTACAATTGATAATTTTCCATTAATATATTTTTTCATCAGATTAAATAACATTCTGGTCTTTGGAACTATAGCTGATACATATTTTTTATATAAATCATGTCTAGTAAGTCCCTTTGTTTCTTCTTCAGGAATATTAATAACATAGTTTCTAATTCCGTTTACAAATTCATTTTCATCTAATTCTAACTCATTATTTAATGAGTCAACAAATATATAGCTAACATTTGTTTTTTTCTTTAAAAATTCCCAATAATTTAAAAATGTCTGGTTGAGGATGGATCGTGTTAATATGTCTGTTCCAGGTAAATTAATCTTTGAAAATCGGATTGTTGGTTCGGGAAGAGTCATAATAGATTTTAAACTCATGGTATCATTATCTGAAGTTTTCACTCTTATTGTATTCATTTTCGTAGCAGTATAATTAGTCATATCGATGTGTGTCTCTCCAAGATTATATTTTGAAATTACAAAACGTCTATTTCTTATCATATTATTACTGAATACGGATGAATACAAGTCTTCTAAATTATCAATAGCCACATTAATATTTGCGTTTACCTCCTTTTCGATAATAACACCAGATGTATTTTCATCATCTATTAATTTAAATGGTGTAAAATATGGCGCTAAATCAGAATATAGTGCTGTGTATTTATTACTTTCTGCTGGTAAAGTATCCGACTTATATTTTTCTAATAATTGATTCATTTCTCTCAAATCTACTGATATGTTTAGGTTTAGAATATCGTTATTTTCGTCCTCAATGTTATTAACATCATAAACCTTCTTGATATTTTTAACAATCGGTAAAATCCAATATAAATTTGTATTAAAACTATGGAGCCAATTCTCTAGTGGCTTATGACTTGCGCCATATACAAGCATGGATTCAACATTACCATACTTATCAAATTCAGAAAAGGCTGTTCTTAATTGTTTAAATCTCTCTATCATTGTATGTATATTATTTAAGACCCTTGGGGTTCTTTGTGAATTTGGAACTGTAGAGAGAAGATCATCTAATAAATCACTTACTTGTTGTTCAATACTAAATCTTTGCGATTTGGTTGCTACATCAGCAAATCGAACAATTGGTCCCAGTTCTTCATCTCCAAAAACAATCTGGTCTGCTTTTATAATAATCTCTCTTAATTGATCTTTAACAACTTTTGTAGGAACTACAAGTTCTATTTGTTCAGCAGCAACAGTCTTCTTTTCTTTTTCAAGTTCGGGAAAAAATAATTCACCTTCTTCCATTTGATCCTCTTGTTCTATTTGATCATCTTGTTCTATTTGATCCTGTTGTTCCATTTGATCATCTTCTTCCATTCTATCCTCTTCTTCCATTTCATCCGGTATAACCTGTGTTTTTCCAACAGGTTTCTCTCTAATTTCAATATTTTCAATTGGTAAGTTTTCAGGTATTCCTTTATAATCAAAATTAATATATATGATGTCTTTATCAGATGTTCTAACTTCAATCATATCTTCTTCTAAATTGGTAATCTCTCCGGTAATTATAACTGGAATATCTCCACCGAAATAAATATTCACCCATTTACCAGGCAAAAGTCTATTTTGCCTAGCATAACTCGGGGTATCTGCTCTACTAAGTATTTCAATCCTTGTTATATTCCCATCACCTAAAATACCATCATCAGAAATGTTTAATTTTATTCTATCTAATGTATCAGTGTTGATTAAATAAGCTTTTGATTTATCAATATAATCAATTATGAATGTTTGATCGTTTAGGTTTTCATTCACTGGATTTGTAATTTGAATAATATCTCCCAATTGAAGTTCCAATTCTATATCTTCTTTTTGAGGTTCTAAAGACATTGCTCTATAATTATATTAGATATTTTTATACTTAAGTAATAATCAATATTAAATTATAGTTTAAAGACAATTTTATAATAAATTATAACAGCAATATGAAATACAATCTGTCTGAGATTCCTGGGTTCAATGATCTGCTTAAACCAGATTACATTAATACATCAAGTCCAAATATACTAAAACTTAACAAAATTGAATGCAGAACGAATAACTCTGTTTATAAAGTTATTCGATATGATAAGAATTTTTTGTGTATTGATCTTATTTCGACATATGGTTTGTGTCGTTCTGTTATTTTAAATTCACAAAACCAGATTGTGGGCTTTTCGCCGCCAAAATCTTTAGACGCTGATGTATTTATACAAAAATATCCTGAAAATACACATGGAATTCTAGCTGAAGAATTTATCGAAGGGACAATGATTAATGTATTCTTTGACCCATGTATAGGAGTTACTGGTGGCTGGGAAATTTCTACTCGTAATACAGTTGGCGCAACATCCAGTTTCTTTAAAGCACTTGGTGCTAAAACGTTTCGACAAATGTTTATGGAAGCTGCTAGTGAATGTAAATTAGATATAAATAAATTAGATAAGGAACTGTGTTACAGTTTTGTTCTTCAACACCCGGAAAATAGAATTGTTGTCCCATTTTCTAAGGCGCAATTATATTTGGTTGGTATTTACAAGATTAATAATATTAGTAATACGATCGATTATTTTTACACACACGCATTTAAACTGTTTTTCGAAGAAATGGGAACAACTGTAAAATTCCCGCAAATCTATGACTTCAATAAATATTCTGATCTGATTGAAAAATATGGCTCAATGAATACATCATATGATATTGTTGGTGTTATGATTCATAATACGGAAACTGGCGAGAGAACTAAGATTAGAAACCCAGTATACGAACAAGTTAGAAATTTACGAGGTAACCAACCGAAGCTACAATATCAATATTTGTGTCTTAGAAAAGAAGGCAAAGTGAAGGATTTTTTGAAGTTTTACCCAGAAAACAAGTCCGAATTCTCTACTTTTAGAGATCAAGTACATCTATTCACAAATACGTTATATTCCAATTATGTTTCCTGTTATATCAAAAAAGAGAAGCCTCTAATGGAATTCACCCAGCAATATAGAACTCATATGTTTAACATTCATCAAATTTATATGAAGGACCTTAGAGAGAAAAAACAATATATTAATAATACGGTTGTTCAAAAGTACGTCAATGAGTTACATCCATCATTATTAATGTACAGTTTGAATTTTCACATGAGAAATAGAATGGTTGATATGATTGTTACTGAAAATTCTAACGAAATTTAATAAGAAAATACATATAAAAAATATGATAGTGTAAAAAAAAATATATAAAATTTTCAATAATATTTGTAAATTTTATATCCAATCCATTATCGTGGAACTAATTTCAAGAATTCTTTTCTCACCTTTGTAAATGTTTCAATTGAATATTGAATACAAGTTTTCAAATCATTTTTAATATTATCAATTACTACAGGCTCCTTATAGGCTACACGAATTAAACTGTATGTATCGTGCGGATGTAGCATTTTAAAACCACAATAAGTTAAAATACCTTTTTCATAAAATGAGGAAAGCATAAAATATTCAATAACTTTTCCAATTGTATAATCTTCATTCATTAGCTTAACATCGTAGCAATTAGGAATAGTTGATTCCGCTATTTTTATTTCGACTTCGTCCTTTTCTATATTCGAATTCAAATTTTGTAATTTTTCAATCATAACTTTACATGCTATAATAAGCAACTCAGCATTTGTATAAATTCCAATAGACTGAATAACAAAATCAAAACTATCTTTCTTAAAAATACGCTTGCCTTCCAAAAGCTTCCAATTTGTGGCCTCAAATTCAATTTCAGATTCTTTTTTACCTTCATCTTTCCATTTTTGTTTTAATTGTGCTAGTTTGGCTTCTTGTACTGAGTCATCAATTGTATTACCATACGAGCATGTCGATACTACATTATAAGCAGAGTCTTCCTTTGCTGTTCCAATATCAAATTCAGATGTTAAATGGATGATTTTACCTTGAATTTCCTCCGCAGGTTTCCCCTTCAAACGCACGAAATCAATATAATCACCAGTCAAATCATCAGCAGGAAATATTTCTCGGATTTTATTTTCAGGCAAATATTTTCCAGTAGTTAGATCCTTAATTACAAAATCTTTAGTTGTTACATAAATTGTTGTATCTGTATTATTTTGGACGTGTAATTCAAGCATATAATTTTTAAGTGGAAATTCATCTACATCCTTGATATGGATTGGGATACAACTCAATCTATGTTTAACTATCTCATTATTTAAACCGCAAGTATTGGCAATAATATTGCATTTATTTTTATCATTTGGTGAAACTCTGAATACTACAATTGGAATTTCCGATAATATGATTCTTCTTAGCGCATTAGCAATACTAACATTTACACCGCTTAAAGTAAATTTTAATTCATCATCGTCGATTTTAGAGATGATATCTACACGTGGATTAACATTAAATTCAGTTGACATTCCTGGATTGACTTGCATTGTATCTAATATACAATTATATTTAAATTAATAATTTAATTCATTTTTTTTTTAAATGAGTTAAATATAATTTTCAATTAACTAAGTATATATTAAGATGAGTTGTATTTTATATTATAGCAAATATTGTGAAGTTTCAAACAAATATTTACAGCTTTTATCGAAATCAGATATTAAGAAAGATATTCATTTTATATGTATTGATAAAAGAGTGAAGGACGGAAATAAAACATACATCATTTTAGAAAATGGACAGAAGATTATTTTGCCTGAAAATATTACAAAGGTTCCTGCCTTATTATTGTTGAATCAAGGATATCAGGTTTTATACGGAGAACAGATTTTACAGCATTTAAAACCTAGACAACAAGAAGAAGTAAGGGTTGCTACAAGAAATAATATGGAACCTATGGCATTTTCTCTCGGTAGTTCTGGTGGGTTTGGTGATATTATATCCGATCAATATAGTTTTTTAGACCAACATCCAGACGAGTTAAAAGCTGATGGAAATGGAGGAATGAGACAAATGCATAATTATGTCGATTTAAATACCGCTTTTAGTGGCCAAATATCAAATACAAATAATAGTAATGAAGATTTTAATACTACAATAAGAGGTGCTAAAAAAATGGGTGAAGACGTGGCTAATACTCAGATGGAGGCTAAATTAAAACAAATGCAGGAGCAGAGAGATGCTGATATTCGAGCCATTACTGGTAACCGACCACCCATGAGTTATTAGAAAAATATGAAATATATTAGTTTAGTCAAAATTAAATATATGATTAAACTAATTTAAAAAGAATATATGAAGTATAAATAATGTCAAGTATATTAACCGCGTTTAACGACCATTTTTTTGAGTTCTTAGATGATGTACAAAATGTATTTCCACATGATGCAGATATTTTAACAGCAATAAATGCTCTTACTATGATTCGAAAAGCTAATCCAAAGATGATTGTAAAAATTTGGAAGACTTTTATTGCCGACAAGTATACAGCACAAATTGAAGCTAATGATATTTCATTCTTTTTGTCAAAGGATTATTCATCTGATGTATCAAACGCACAAAATTCAGATAAGATTATGGAATCTATTAATAGATTGAGAGAACCAATTAAAAATATGGGACCTGAAAACCAAGCAAAGGTTATGAAGTATATCCAAAATCTTACGAAATTATCGAAATTATGTGATTAATCCACCTTTATCCACCTTTTAAAAAGGTGGAGCCAAATAGTTAATTATATAAATATATTTTGAAAATGTATTTATATGGCATACCAAAATGTATGAATGAATTTAGTGAATTATTTAATATAATTTTTGCTCCACTTTTTATAAAAGGTGGATATATATTTAATATATATTGACTTAAACAAAAAAAATATATATTAAATTATATGTCAGAAAATACTAATTCCGTTCCTGAAGAGTTTACAAAAGTTATCAGAGATTTTGTCGGTGATTTAAAGACTACTTTTCCAGAGTACGTACCATTTATTGATAAATGGTGGAAGGATAAGGAACATTTTAATTATATTGATGAAGAAGAAGACCGGGCAAAAGCTTATGAAAAATCTGAGAAAAAATCTGTGAAATTGTTATTTGATTTTTGTAAGAAGAAATTGCCACCGAGATTTTTTGATATTTTATACCAAAACGAAGAAATGTTTAAAGAAGAATCTGAGCTTGATACGGAGTTTTTCCCTAAGATTCATTTCAAAAACTTATGGCAATGTGATATTTCGGACAAGACACGTGAAACCATTTGGAAGTATCTACAGCTTATTTTATTTGCCATTGTTGGCACATTAGATAACAAGGAAGCTTTTGGGGATACTGCTAAGTTGTTTGAAGCCATTAATGAAGATGAGTTTAAGAATAAATTACAAGAAACCTTAAGTCAAATGGAAGGGTTATTTGATTTAAGTGGTAACTTTGGAGAGAATTTGAGCGAAGGCTTGAACCCATCTGATTTACCAAATGCTGAAAAAATTAACGAACATATTACAGATATGTTAGATGGAAAAATAGGTCAACTAGCCAAAGAAATCGCTCAAGAAACGGCTTCTAATTTGAATATGGATTTTGATGGCGCAACTGACATGAAAGATGTATTCAATAAGTTGATTAAAAACCCAACAAAACTCATGGGTCTAGTTAAAACTGTTGGAGACAAATTAGATTCAAAGCTTAAATCTGGTGAACTTAAAGAATCGGAAATGATTCAAGAAGCCACCGAAATTATGAATAAGATGAAAAATATGCCAGGGATGGGAAATATTCAGTCGATGTTAAATAAGATGGGTATGAGTGGTCTTGGTGGTCTTGGTGGTGGTGCTAAAGTTAATACATCCGCAATGGAATCTCAATTGAATCAACGTTTAAAAATGGCTAAAACAAAAGAGAGAATTCGAGCAAAGGCGGAGGCAAATGCGATCGCAAAAGCAGCCGCACAATTACAAGCTCAGCAAGCCCAACAAGCTCAGCAAAGTCAAATGAGTATTGAAGAAACACTTAATTTTATTAATTCAGGAGATAAACCAGAGAGAACCCCGAGAGGCGCGAAACCAGAACAGCAACAATCTTCAGGTAATAATTCCGGTAATAAGAAGAAGAAAGGAAAGAAATAAAATAATAATAGAAATAATAATAAATATATCATTCAATAATATAATATATGTCAGTTATAGAAATATATTATATATGTTCTGACAGTGTTAAAATAAATTTATTGAATTCTGGTATTGATTTAGATATAAGTATTCAATTTGGTGACATGTCTTTAGAAAAAATATATGATGAAATAAAAAATGACCCTTATTTTTATGAGGGAGAAAAAACAATGAGTTATAATCATTTTTTAAGTTTAATAATGAATGATATTAGTTTGTATGCCACTTTAGATAGAAGAGTAGTTGGAATATTAAATTTTATGTTTCTTGAAAAAGATGGCGAGAGAATAATAAATTTTAATGGAATATGTTGTCCAATTAAATGTTCTGGAAAAGGTATAGGGAAACGATTAATAAAGACATTAATATACTTAGCAAAACAAACTAATAGTAAGTATATATATTTAGTATGTAAAGGTGATATAATGAATTATTATCGTAATAAATTTGGTTTCGAAATAACATCAACAAAAATGTCATATGATTCAGATGAAGATATTGATGAATTAGGTCTTTATTATGATGAGGGGCCTTATTATTTTATGAGATTAGATTTATCAGAAGTTATATTCGGCAGCAAAAATCAAATATTAGAGGGAAAAGATGTAAAAGAAGAAAAAGATGTAAAAGAAGAAAAAGAAAAATGAAGACTATAAGAAAATAAATTTAAGCAAATAATTTAACACCTTTGGACATTTAAAACGCCGATTTTTATATTGTGAAAATTATATAAAAATAAATTGTTATATTACCTTAATGAATAACGAAGAACTTATTAAGGAAAATAATAATTTGAGAGAAAAAGTATTATTTCTTGAAAATGAACTAAATGATGTTAAACAAAAATTAAATACATATCAATCTAATTCTAAAAAATATTATGAAAATAATAAAGAAGAAATTATTGAAAAGGTTAAAAATTATAAAAAACATTATAAATACACACCAACAGAAGAGCAGAAAAAGAAATGGGCGAGAACAGCATATTTAAACAAAAAAGCAAAATTAGAAAAAGAAAAAACTGAAATTCAAAATATTTAGGGATTATATATATTTTTATAAAAAACTATATAAAAATATTTTCTTTAGTATATTTATAAATGGGAAAAAAGAAAAAGGAAGTTTTCCAAGAATTTAGGAAAAATGAAAAAACCGCCTATAAAACCCTAAAAATTCCTTTGAAAAAAATTTTGCTAAATAGTGATATAATACAACCTGTCATAAATAATTTGGTTTTTGAAATGAATGATTTGGTTATTCATACTTATCAATTTATAAGGTTATACATTCTTCATTGTTATACTAATAATAATCCTTTACCTGAATTAAACGATACATTTATTTCTTATTGTATCAAGACATTAGGAACTCGTGATAATAGAGGTAAAAAATGCAAAGATACAGAACTTTTAGAAATATTAGAAGAATTTTACAAAACCGAATATCAACCCTTACTCAATCACGAAAAAACGAATTTGAAAAACACAACATTTTTATTACCTTATTTATCAACTCAAATTCATACATCTTTATCTAATAACATTCAAGAGCATTTTATTCAACATTTTTTACGATTTATAAATAAAACTACAAGTGATATTACAGAAGATAAAGCAACATTATTTCAATTCAAAAAAAATATTATGGAATTGACAGATACAAATGAATTATTTAATTTATGGAACGAAACTCATTTACTAAACATTATTCCTGAAAATGTTAAAAAATCAGTTCATTATGATATAAAGGTTAGACCACTTGAATATTTGAAAGGAATGTTGTATATGAATTCTGTATTAGAAAAACAAGAAAGTAAATTATTCCAACCCTTACCATTAAGAAATAATATTATACCAAAACACATAATTTTAGATACTGCTTGTATTATTAATTTATTTTGTCCTGAAAAGGATAAAGATGGTAATAAAATTAAGAAAGGTGAATTATTAAGTAATGTGAAAGATAATCAAAATGAAGTATGGAGTAATTTATTAAATTTGAAACATAGAATTTTCAAAAACAAATATTACCAATTTCATAACCAAATTCAAACTGACGGAATTTCGTGTTGTCTATTGTTTATAAAAAAAGATTTGAAAGATAAAAAATGGGGTTCAAAAGTTCCTGTTTTAGGAGAACAAGATTTTTATAACATAGAAGATTTATCTACAGAACAATTAGAAACATTAAAAGACAGAACTATTATTGGTTGTGACCCTGGTAAGCGTTCATTAGTGTATATGATGGATAATAAAGGAAATAAATTACAATACACAGCACCGCAAAGAAAAAGAGAAAGTAAAACAAAATGCAATCAACGAATTTTATTATATGAAAGAAAGAAAAATGGAATTATTGAAAAGGAAACACAATTATCGTTTCAAAATAGTAAATCAGTTGATTATGAAAAATTTAAAATGTATCTTGTTGAAAAAAATAAATTAAACAAAGAAACGATAGAATTTTACAAAAGAGACACTTGGAGAAAAATGAAATTTAGACAATATAGTTATGGTAAGAAAAGTATTGATACAATCTTGAATAAAATAAAAGAAACCTTTGGAGAAAATCTATTAATCGGTTATGGAAATTGGAGTAGAGATACTCAAATGAAAATTTTTATGCCTACGATGAATAAAGGATTAAGAAAATTAATCCATAAAAAATATGATACAATAACTATAAATGAATGTAATACAAGTAAAAAATGTTGCGATTGTTATAAAGATTTAGAGTATTACAAAGATAAGGAAAACAAAAAGGTATTTCGTCTTTTAGTTTGTTCTAACTGCGTGAGTTGCGAAAACAAAAAAATCGTATTTAGAACAAGAGACGCAAATTCCTCAATAAATATTTTGAAATTAACAAAGTGTTGGATAAATAACCAAACAAGACCAACAGAATTTCAAAACCAAATTTCGTCTTTCACTTCTTCAACAAAAAAAGAGAAGAAGAAAAAGTAAGACCATCAAAATTGATTTTACATTTTTGTATTTTTTAGGCGTTTTAATCGGCGTTTTAAATGTCCAAAGGTGTAAAAGATTTATATATATATATAATATGACAATACAATTTTGGGCAAATGATCCGACTATTTTATTCAATAAGGATTATATTTTTGAACTCTGGCCTACATCATCCATGTGTTACGAACAGAAGATGAATGCTATTTCACGATTAATTATCCTGCTTACTATTTTAGGATATATTCTAACTATGTCAACTAGAATTTTAGCAGTAGGTGTATTGACATTACTAGTCATATTTATCTTATACAATATGCGTAAGCAAAAGTTAACAAGGGATATGTTGGAAAATTTTGAAGACAAATCGTCGACACCCGTTCAAGGCAACGAGGTTACTGGTATGTTTGATAATAAACCTAAATCATACATAAATCCTGTGACTTTAGATGCTGTTTTGAGAACCGAATTTAAAGAAGGAACAAAGAAAAACCCTTTTAGTAATGTATTGTTGACTCAGATTAGCGATGAGCCTGAGAGAAAGGCTGCTCCACCAGCATTTAATCCTGATTGTGATGAGGATATTACTAAAAATGTGAAACGTGCCGTCCAGATGATGAATCCAGGTATCAAGAATACTAATAAACAATTGTTTGGTGACCTTTTTCAGAAGTTCCAGCTAGATCAGGCAAACCGTGTATTCTACAGTTGCCCCAATACAAAAATTACTAACGATCAAGGGGCATACGGAAACTTTCTTTTCGGAAATATGATCAGCTCGAAAGAATCAGATCCTTCTTCAGCCTTAGCAAGAATTCAGGATTCGTACAGATACACACTATACTAACAGCATTTATCGTCACAAATATTTATTCTCTTTCCTTTATTATCATATATCCAAAATTCAAAATTATATCCTAGTTTTATTGCAGCATCTTTTTTTAATAAATTTATTGTTTTATTATCATTATATGTATATAAAGATTTAACTTCAATACATCTATTTTGACATGGTATAAAAATATCAACATAATATCTGTGAGATTTTCCATCTTCTCCAATAAATTTTATTTCTGGAACATTTTTTACACCAACAATTATATGTGATTCATCTATTTTTTCATTTATAATTAAATCATTTAACGCAAACGGTTCGTATCCTTGAACTATTTCAGTTCTTCCAGAAGGAAACTCATAGTTTTTTCTATTATGACTAGATTTGATTTGTTTTTCCATTATTTCTGGATTTTGTATTGGATATTCTACTCCATATTTTAATAAATTTGTTTGTTTAGATTTTTCTTTAATATCATTGTTTTGTAGAGGATATTCACAATTATATTTAATTAAATTAGTGTCTTTTATCTTTCTTCTTATAATTTCATTTTGCGTAGGATGCTTAACACCCCAATTTTTAAAGCTGGTTTTTATTCTTTTATTCTCAACTTCTTTGCTTTGTGAAGGATATTCAACACCTAAATTTATTAAATTTGTTTGTTTAATTTTATTTTTAACATCTTCACTTTGCCAACTATATTCAACTCCATATTTTTCTAAACATGTTTCTTTTATTTTATTTTTAACCTGTTCATTTTGTGTTGGATATTCAACACCTAAATTTATTAAATTTGTTTGTTTAATTTTTTCTTGTATAAATTGATTTTGTAATGGATGTTCAACTCCCCAATTTTTTAATGATGTTTTAATTTTTTTCTCTTTAATATCTTTATTTTGACTAGCATTTTCAACCCCATATTTTTGTATCATTGAGGTTTTAACTTTTTCTTTTATAGTTTCTGAGTGTAATGTATTAGAACACCCATATTTTTCCAAATTTGTTTGTTTTATTTTATTTTTGATAATTTCATTTTGAATGGGATTTTCAACTCCATATTTTTCAATCATTTTTAGCTTGATTTTATCTTTTATATTATTTGATTGAAAAGCATGTTCAACCCCATATTTTTCTAGACAAGTTTTTTTATATTTTTCCTGCACTTCTTTGCAAGATGAAGAATTTGGAGCGCCATATTTTTCTAGACATGTTTTTATTGTTTTGTCTCTTTTAACTTTATTCATACATTTCTTACAATATATACCTCTTTTTTCGATTTCACGAAAAACCTTTTCAACCACTTCATTACAATTATCAATTTGACATTTAGCTTTAAATGAAGATTTTTTAGTTATATGTATATTACTATAATCTTCTAATAATTGTATATTATGTTCTTTGCAGTATTGAATTAATTTATCATTGTTAAATTTATTAGGATTTGTTTTTTCTTTTACAAAATCCAATTGTAATATATTTTCTGATCCATATTTTTCAAAAAAAGTTGTTTTTGCTCTTTTGACTAACATTAATTTAATACAATTTTTACAATACGCTCCCGTTTTTGTTAAATTTTCAAATTTCTTTTCAAAAATATTTTTACAATTTTCATAAATACAATTTCCTTTAATACATGTATCTTTTTTTAACGAATAATCACTATAATCCTCTAACAAAGTAACATTATTTTCCTTACAATATTTATCCAATCGCTCAAAGTCATATTTCATTCTCTTAGACATTTATATACTATATATAGAAAACATTTCTCTAAACCATTTAAAAACAATATTATATATTAATTAATAACATGGAAAGTAAATATTTTTGTGAAAAATGTCAATATAAATGTAATTATCTATCCGAATGGAATGAACATCTAGAATCAAAGAAACATACTGGAGAGAAGCGAAAAGAACGATGTGACAAAAAATTAGAAGAAAAATGTAAATTCTGTGATTATATTCCGAGTAAAACTACTAATTACAAACTCCATTATCTAAACAAACATGCAACAAAAGAAGAGAGAGCAGAAGAGTTCCCCTATTATTGTGAAAAATGTGATTTCGGATGTTTTACAGGAGTTCTATATCAACGCCATATTGAAACGCTAAAACACTTAAAATAAAAAATTCAATAGTATAATACATATAATAAAATATTAGTATATTATACATCATGACTAATAAAATACCATATGTTATTTCGGAAGCATTTCCAGACCATACAAGACCATATTTAAGTCAAATTTTTGGTACTATTGAAGAAGATGAGATTGACTTATTCTTTATTGAAGAAGTGAGTGAATTTATTTTAGAAAGGGAATATATTAATACTATAAATCAAGCCGATGATATTAAATTATTTTGGAGAAATTATTACGATGAATATTATATGAATAATTTACCATGGGAGGCTAAAATATTTATACACGGAAAATGGAAATCTGTGACTCCTACAAATGAATTAATTTTTCAACATATACAGGCAATAAAAAATGGAGAGAAGAATAGAAAACAAACCATTATTGATAATCAAGAGTTTAAATTCGATAAAGTGTTTGAATGGGAACAAGAATATGAAGAACAATATGAAGAGAATGACGATGATGATGATAATATAATTGAAAAATAAAAAATTGATTAATATAAATTAAAAATTATTTATATTAATTAATAAATATGATCATTTTCAGAATACATAAAGACGGAACAGGACCTTATGAAAATAAGACATTAACTTTAAGATATCCTGAGGACCTAGAATATTTCGACCATTATTTGCCGGACGGTTCAGAGAGAAATCAGCAACCAGAAACAGATGACGGCTCGGCTCTTCAGAAATTTGTATATTCCAGAAATTTTGAATTAAATAATTATGTATTTGGTTTTGCGTGTAAGAAGGATTTTTATTTATGGTTCTCTCCTGTGAATTTAGGGTATTTATATGCGAACGGATTCGGAATTTGGACATACGATGTCCCAGAAAAATATGTTATCAAGGGCACTCGTCAATTATGTTTTCGAATAGAGGACGCAAATTGGAGTAAACAATTAAGTTTGAATGAATTCCGCAGAATGAAAAATTAATATATTTAATTTACCTACTTAAAGACGGATACACTACATTATGAAGGGGATTTCTTCAAAATCCACGTTTTTTGCCTAATTTTTTGTCCCTACATATGAAGGGATTTTGTAAGTTTTCGAAAATGGAAAAGTATTTTGATTTTTCAAAATGGACAAAAAAAATGTCCAAAAATGACTTGCCCAAATAGTCCTGACTGACCGATTTTTTTATTACGATCCCGAAAATTTGTCGTCACAAATTAAACCAGAAATTTTATTTTGTGACGACAAATTTTTTTATATTTTTTTGGAAAAATGATTTAGAGATTTTTTTGTCAGCCATATATAGACTTACAATGGCTGACAATTTAGCGCCAAAACTCGCCGAAAATTTTGTATGTGAAAGTTGTGACTATAAATGCTTTAAGAAAAGTGATTTTACAAGACACCTGTCAACCCAAAAACACGCGAAGCGTAAAATGGCTGACAAATGGCTGACAAATTCCGCGCAAAACGCGCAAAACGCGCAAAACACTCAAAATTATTTCGAGTGCGTTTGTGGAAACCTGTATAAACATAGACAAAGCTTATTCAAGCATGAAAAAGTATGTAAAGAAATACATAATAAACCAACCGATACTATATCTACTGCTGAAATACTTAATATAATT